TTTTTAATGTCTAGGGTACTTTGGTATCACCTAAAATTTAAAGTCGATTACAGGGATTCTGTGCAGGAAAAAGAGATTCCATACAAAGATACATTGTTTGCATTCCATCCTAATTCGTTTGCATCCATTCTCATGACTGCTTTAGTATTAGAATAAGTTATAACATCATCATCTGTAAGTGCTGTTTTAAGTGATGGCTCGATTTGTAATGTAGCATTACCTGAAGCATCTGATGTGATATCAGCTACTATCATATGAAGTTTAGATGATGCACCTGAGCCAAACTGTACATAATCTCCTTTCTTAAATATAACTGTTGATGTATTAGCACCATCTACTACAACATCGTATGCACCGACTGAATGGTCTCCATTGACAGATATAACTGTGTTTGCTCCACCTTGTATGGTTTTAGCATCAGGGTCTCCGAGTAAGAATGTTCCAAACCTGCCATTGAGTTGCATAAAAAATGACTGCCATGCTCCTGCATCTGCCCTGTTCATTGGTGGTAATGTAACTGTTGTCTGCCAAACTGAGCCTTGATATTTTGCTACTTGCTGACCATAGGTAAATGGTGATTCAGTATAAGCAACTGTCCTAATAATTCTCCATTCACTTGTAACAAAGTTAGATGGAGATGTTGGTAATGATAATGGATAACTTGGCTCTGCCATAATTATGCTCCGAATGTTCTAGCAAATGCACCACCACGACTTCTTTGTTCTGCTACTGCATTTATTGTTTCTTGTTTTATGGTAGGCAGGAGATTGAGTACTTCAGCACGAACAGTCGGTACAACACCTGTTGAGAATGAAATGTTCTGAACAACATTAACACCACCACCTAGTTCGTTATTAGGAACTATATTACCTGCTGTTTTAGGCACAAATAATTCAGCACCTCTTTCACCTACCATGTAAGGTTTATTTGGTGGAGTATAACCACCATTTGCAAATCCTAAGAATGAGCCAACTGAACTAATTAATCCACCAACACCACCACCACCAAATGATGGTAATGATATGCCTTCCCTAGAACTTCTTTGATATTCATTTAATGATTTAGTTAATTTTTCTATCAAAGGTTGGATAATTAATATCTGTGTAATTGTAGATATGATTTGAGATACTACATCTTGGAATATATTTTTCATTGCACTTCTAAAATCCTCACCTTTAGCTATTGAATCACCAAAAGCATCGGATATAGATTTACCTGCATCTTCAAATGTTTTATTTACTTCCTGAATAATTTCTTTTAATTCACCTTGACTGATGATTACATTATCTGTTGTATCAACACTTTCTTCTTGCTTTTTATTCAAATCTAGAACTTTATCACCATAAATATTTATGATTTTTAATAAACCATCTAGATTCTTCAATTCATCTTTTTGTACTTTTACTACTTTCTTTTCTGTTTTTTCTACTCTATCGAAACCTGCTTGAAGTGCTATTAAAGATACAGTTAAGCCTTTTACTACTACATTTGCTTTTGCAAATGCTGTTATAATTTTTGCAAGTACAGTTGTTGCTAAGAATATTCCTAAAGCTTCTACTGTTGTTTTTATTTCATTAAAGTTTTCTACTACTAGCCTTGTTAAATTAGCTAATGATTTACCAACCTCAGAGCCAAATTTAATTATTTTATCCTGACTATTTGCAAGAGCATTATTTAAATCACCGAACTGAGCTTTGAGCTCAACCATAAATTCATCTGCAACTGCTTTCCTGAATTGAAATAGTTTATCTTCTAACATCGATAAAGTACCTGTTAAGGTATTAGCTAAGTCATTTGTTACATTTCCAAACTCTCCACCTTTACCAAATACTTCTTTAAATCTTTTTACTGTTTCATTGATTGAGACTTCAGCACCTACTTGGAATCCAAGCATTGACCTGACACCTCGTTCTCTGAAAACATCAGCTGATGCAATACCACCACTGAAACTTCGTTGAATTTGTTCAGCAGTTTGTTGGAATGATAAACCTGTAGCACCTGCAACATTACCTGTTATCTCTAATAACTCTGCAAGTTCTTCTGCATCTTCTGCTACTACTGCAAGATTACCTGATGCACCTTGTATTTCTGCTAATGTGAATGGTACTTTACTAGCAAACTTAACCATTTGGTCAAATGCTCTAGAGCCTTCTTCTGCTGTACCAAATAATGCTTTTAGTCTTACTTGTAAGTCTTCTATCTGTCTTCCGACATCAACTACTTGTTTGATTTGATATGCACCAAATGCTGTTGCAAATAAACCACCGAATGTGATTACTTTTCCACCTATGTTGCTAAGAGTTGTGCCAAACTTCTTAAATTCGTTTGACATCTTGCTAGATGATTTTTTGACTTCGTTGTTTGCTTTATCAAGACCTCGTTTTAAGTCTGATAAATCTGCTTCAATCTTTACTAATAACTTATCTAATTCCATGTCTAGTTGTCAGGGTACATTTCCTTTAATCGTTCCAAATCAGATTTGTCCATAGGCTCTGATTTCTTACCTGTATTGTATTCTGTAAATCCTTTTATAGCTAGAGTGATTTCCTTAATAGACATATCCCACACTTGCTGTGGTGGTAGATGCATCATACCGACACATATTTCAAGCCACCTTTCTACAGGTAGCTTGTAATCATCATTTAAGTATTGCTTTTTTTTTCTGTATTATCAGGGTCTACATTAAGTGCTAATGTAAGTAACTCACCTGTTAATTTCATTGCTTCTACTAAACCAATCTCAGACACAAGTGATTTGATATCTTTTTCAGTAACATCATTACCACCTGCTCTGATAGCAAGGGTTAAGATAGTTATGATATCTAATAAAGTAATATCTGCTGTAGTTAGTTTATTGCCTACCTTTAAAATAGAAGTTCCCAAACCTTCTTCTATTCTCATGATTGTATCTAATGACATACGAGCCTTGTATGTCTTGTCTTTGAAATTAAGAATCTTCTCTGCTTTCAACGAATTTGTTGTCATCATTCTTCTCCTTTTTAATTATCATATTGATAACTTCATCTCTAGCACCTACGTTTTTAGCACTAGAGATTATATATTTATCTTTATCAATTTTCATTACACCTAAGTTATCCCAACCATCAAAGAATGGCAGTTCAACTTCTGATTGGTCTAAACCTAGATTAACTTTAGCATTAATCTTTTTCTTATTTACAGTTACTTCTTTATCAATCCACATTAGACTGTTGCTACAGTAATAGTATCAGCACTCTCAAATGTTAGAGAATATTGTGCTGAATCATTATATGTACCACTATATTCAACACTAGTTACTTGGAATGCTCCTGTAAAAGTATTGAAATCAGGCATTATAAATTGAAAGTTTGTAAATGTAGATGCATCTAAAACACCTAATAAAGTTGTATGTGATGCTGAATCATCGAATACACCACTACCTGAAATTGTAAAAGATTTAACACCACCTTGTGCTATAAGAGTTCTTACTCTTGCTGAATCTTTTGTTGTAACATCAACTGTTTCTTGGTTGATTGAAATTGAAGTATCTCTCAGTCCACCAATAGTTGTGAATGCCTCTGGAGAGCCACCATCACCTATTTTGACTAATACCTCTGCACCTTTTTGTACTGCCATTTTTTATTACCTCTAATTATCGTAAATTGTAAAATTAATATTAACTATACCATGTCTTGTGATTCCATCTGCTTCTACGAGAGTTGTTGCACTATTGACATAACTCATAACAGAATCAGCACCTGACACAGAGATTGTAACATTATTCGTTAAATTGTAAATTCTTTCCATAATTTCCTTGATTTCCTTTTGCCCTCTATATTGAGACCATACATCAATATCTACATTATATAAATTACCATCTAATGATTTAGTTCCGATATCTGTAGTTATTTCTGTACCAATAAGCACATAAGGATATGCTGTATCTTGTGGTGCTACAGAATCAAATATCTTGTTATTACCAACCAATCCATCTAATGTGCTATCACCTGATAACAAAGAATATAGTGCTGATTGTAAATCGAATGAATGATATCCCATTATTTCACCTTGATATCTTTAGACATTTTCTTAGAGAATGCTTTTGCTTGTTGATAAGCTTTGGATTCTTTACCCATGAATGGTCTGTCCATATAAAGTTCTAACATTTGTGAGTATTCAACATTAGTAAACACTTTACCTACAGGTTTAATGCTTGGTGTTGATGGTTTTATTTGTATACTACTAACCAATCTTCCTGTATCGATTGCAGGTGGATTACCTGCTGATGAAGCAGTATGTGTTTTGTTACCTTTTTCATAGGTATTGCCTGTTTTAGGAGTATTTCTCATACCCAATGTAATATCCCTTCTAAAATGATTAAGAACACGATTAACATGTCTCGATGCATTGACTTGATATTTTCTTAGGATAACATCTGCATTTTTTGAAAAGTTAGATTCAACCTTTATAGATATCATGTAGCCACTCCTTCAGTTGCTAGTATTTCCTGAAACTTTCTTCTTCCTTCTTGAATATCAGTAATCTGAGTTATGTTGAATGTTTTTGAGTTATAAGAGATTCTATATTTTTCTGTTAAAGAAGAATAATATCTGATTGTAAATCTGTAATTAGATGTTCCTCTGAGTTGGTCTCCAAATATTCCTTCACCACCTGATAGATTCTCTGCTTTAGCCCATACAGTTGTAGCAGTAGAATGAGTAGTTGTAGTTCCACCACCTGCATCAGTTACACCACCTAAAGTTTGTAAGCTGATTCTATTTCTCATCTCTCCTATAAGAGACATTAGACCATACCACCATAATGTGCTGTGCCACGATAAGGATTAGTTCCAAACTGTCTGATTATGTAAGGTTGTAATAATTGTGTTGCTTGATAGGGTGCTGACATTCTTTCTGTTCCATCACCTCTGTGTTCAAATAACCATGCTGTATAAATAAGACATGCATGTTTGATATCATCAGGTACATCACTTGAAGCACCATAACCTGCTACATAAGTAATCTCTAGTGCATTAGCCACTCTTAATCCTGTTGGGTAGCTTTCACCATTTCTCAAAACAAATCTTGCAGGAATACCCTGATTATCTAAATAATATTTGCTTGATGCAAATGTGCTTTCTGTATCTGCATCATCATAGTATTTAACACTTGATATAGATGCTACAGGTGATTGTGGTAACAAAATACTTCTTCTTGTAATGTCTTGGTCAATACCAATGTAATTTCCTTCTTGTAAAGGAATATCTGTATCATAGACAGAATCTATAGACATCTTTAATGTTTGTGTTGTAAGACTTCTACCTGTATATCTTTTAGCCCAATTATGTGATGCCTTTAATAATGTAGATATGACTGTATCATCATCACTACCATCTATTCTTAGCCATGATTTAACTTCTGCACTTGTAATTGCAAATGCTGTTTCTGCTGTTTGTACTGATAATCCTGCCATTGTTACCTCTTATAATTGTAGCACTATGATATATGATACTATGATTACGAACAATATCTCAATTATAGATAGCTCAGGTTTAAACCATTTAGTTCTGATTCTAGCTGAGTTAAATAACACAAATATAGACAGCAACAATGCTACTGCTAATAATATATCCATTATCTTCTTAAAGGATTGCTATTTTTTTCTTTTAAATCCTCAACCTGTGATTTTAATATTGATATTTCTTTTTCTAAGTTAGATATATCAGGAATACTTCTTTGTTCTACCACATCTAACCTATTCATTATTGTACCTACTTGTACAAAAAGACCACCAAATCCTATTAATAAAGAAAAAACAGCACCTATTACCTTGATATCCAATCTGACCTATCCTCGTATATTTTATCGTTATATATATTTCTAACATCAACATAAGTCTGATTAAGATATGTGTCAATGTTCCTATCCATTATAACAGGTTGCTTAAATATCTCAGCATTGACTTGTGAGTAGCTATCAATCTTATTATTGTTAGACATGACCTTAGCAACGATTAAAGATACTGCTTTGAGCTGTCCTTCGGTTGTTTTAATTTTATCAGCAACTTTTATAGTGATATCTTCTATGGTTAATTGGGTTTCAACACTCCCACTCTCGTTATTGGTTTCGGTTTCCTCTGTGACAATATCTGAGTTACTTTCAGCCACTTCTGTATCTCCTTCTGTTTCTTCGATTGTTTCTTCTTCATTAGATATCTCCTCTGTTTGTTCAATTGGTGCTTCTGCAAGTATTTCCTCATAAACTTCTTCTACGACAACTTCTTCATTGACTTCTTCTACCACTTCAGGCTCTAAAACTTCTGAAGATAAGACTATTGTTTCTTCTATAAATTGTTCTTCCTCTAAAGAAATAGTTTCTTCTATC